CCTTGAGGGGCCTCCCTGGTACTTAGTTGCCGCCGGGTTGAGATCCGGTTTCTGCTGGTAATACCTTTTTGCAGTGCATCAAGGTTCCAGCCTAATTTAATATAGGGAATCCATGTCTGGTATGTATACTGATACTCGTCAGTCTCGTGGTGTTCCGAATATTCGGGTCACTTACGGGACTGATCGTTTTCCTGGTAAATTTAACCAGGATGAGCTTCTTACTCCGTCTCGATATCTTCATATCAATACAGAGCAGAATCTTAAGTATCCAGCGTATAGAGACACTGTTACGTCCTTCCGGACGAACAGGACTTCGTTGCCAAACCCTCGTAGTGGGATTTTCTCTGATGTTCCCATCATTGAATCTCTCACGCCAGATCAGGTTAAACCTGACACTGGTCACGAGTTCGACTCTTACACTCATGAACTGGTCCCTTGGGATCGGTTCCGTGAGCGTAAATTAGAGTGGAATTACGGCTCCGACTATCGGATTTATCGAGGCCCACTATTTCATAGTGGTGCTCTCGATCTTCCGTCACTCGGAATCGCGCAGCAAGGTCGGGACGGGTCCTCAATGTGGGGACCCGCTATTCCTGATCTCACGCCCGATTGGGGTACCAAGGCTATTGCCAAGGTTGCCCCGACGAAGTCTAACGCGAGTATCGCCACTGCGCTCATTGAGCTCAGGGACGGTCTTCCGAATATGCCTGGTCGTGCACTCAAAAACGCGAGGGGTTTCAAGGATCTTACGAAAGTAGGACCCGAGGAATTCCTCAATTACGTTTTTGGTCTTGTGCCGACCTTGTCTGATATTCGCTCCATCGCGATTGCAATTGTTAACCAGAAGAAAATTCTGGATCAATTTCAACGCGACAACGATAAAGTTGTGCGGAGGCGTTATGGTTTTCCTCTGAAGTCCAGTTTGGAGAACTGGGATTCCACTGTCTCTACAACGAGACTTTATCACACGCCCTTCGGGACGGGTGATCTTAATGGAATCCAGGACTACATTTGGTCTACAGATGCCAGAGTATCGCGGACGCTCTCTAGAACAGATAGAATCTGGTTTAGTGGTGCCTTCCGGTACCATCTTGCTTCCACTGATTCTCAGTGGGGCAGGATAGAGCGAACGTCGCAGTTGATGGCTAAGCTTCTAGGCGCTCGCCTAGACGCTGAAGCCCTCTGGGCTGCGATGCCATGGAG